GTTGTTGTGCACCGCCCGGAAGCGGCAGGCGCTTTGCAGCTTTGGAAGCTGCGCGCTGTAGTAAATGAAGCTCACCTCGAACCAGTCGCACGGCTCGCCCATGCCGTGGCAGACGTCCCATGACAGGAACTCCGGCAGCAGCGTGAGCGCGCCGTTTTTGTCGATCAAATATCCTTTCATCGCATCACCTTATCCTTATGAGTCTGCCGTAGGCTATGACGGCGTCGGGGTTTGTTATATCCGGGTTAAGCTCCGACAGGACGGAAAGCGCAATGCCCTTTTTCTGCGATATCACGCGCAGAGTGTCGTTTTCGACGGCGCTGTAATAGCGCACGCGGCCGATCTCCGCTGCCGGGTTGCCGTAGTCGGTGTCGTCGATGGCTTCCTGAGCATCCTCGAACGCGCTGCCGATGTATTCCCAGAATTCAAAGCTGTAGCTTATATAGTCCTCCTTCGGCTCCTGCTTGAGGCTGAGCTTTGCAAAATATGCGCGCATCGTCGGCCACACGGGGTGCACGAGCCTGCCGCCCTTGTTTTCCTCGAAAAGCGCGGCAAGCCGGCGAAAGTTTTCGTATGCCTTCGGGCCGACAAACTCGCCCTCGCCGCGGATTATTTTATTCTGAAGCCCGAGATTTTGCACTACATAGCCAGAAAACGGCAGCTTGTAGCTGTGCAGCGTGCGTCGGTATTCGACCTCGAACACGCGAGGATTGTTAGGCCACACGAAATCCCGATATTGCATTGGTGCAAGCATTCTTTTCCCTCCTAATACAGCTCAAAGCCGTTGTCATATCTGCGCGCATCGCGCCGGAAATAGTCCGACAGCAGCGACATGTCGCGCCGGCGCACTATAAAAAGCTGCTGCTCATCAAAATTCACGCCGTTTTCGTCGGGCGCATACGGTCTGACGGAAAGCATTTCGCCCTCGTTATTCATCTCCCGACACCTCCTCGCAGCAGAGCGCGGCGATCTTTATTCGCTGCGCCTCCGAGCCGTCGGGCTTTTTTGTTTTTTTAAGCTCCGTGCAGCGGCAGCCGCTGTAAAGTCTGCCGCCTATCTGAAGCTCAAACGGCTCAGCGTTTTCAAATCTCACACCGTCGCCTATGCTCGCCGAGCGCTCGAGCACGATCTCATAGCGCCGGTCATAGGTCAGTATCGCACTCGGCACGCAGTCGCCGAAGCCGAGCACCGGATACTCGCTGTGCCGCTCGTATTCCTCGGCAAGCACAACGCCTGCAAGCGGCACGCCGTCAACTCCGACCTTTGCCGAATTTGAAGAATACGCTTTTATAACGCTCATATCGTTCCCTCCCCGATGCTGTAGTCCGACAGCGAACTGCCGAGCATTTCACGCACAAGATAGGCTGCCGCCTTTGCCGTGCAACGGCTGCGCAGCATGCGGCAGTCGCCGTCGTATTCGACTTTTTCAAAGTCAAACTCCGTGACCGACAGGCCGTCGATGTTGTAAAGTGCGCACCTTACGCCGTCGGCAAGCTCGGAGCAGCCCTCATCCGCGTTTGCCGGACTGTAAACGTCAAGCGAGAGCACAAGCTCGGCCTTTTCGCCGTACATTTCCTTAAGCTGTCCGTCCTCGGTGCACACTCCGATGTAGTTGCCAAGCCCCGACGAGCTTATCCGCGCCCTTTTAAGACCGACGCACACAAACGCTGCCGCATCATCAAGCTCCGATGCGTTAAACGCTGCCACCGCGTTTATCCCGGCGTTATTAAGCTCCTCTGCAATTTCGCTTGCAATATTCTCAAGCATCGGCGGTGCCTCCCTTCAGCTTCAGTATGCACTCATTGTGCGAAAACGCGCCGAATATGCGCACAGGCTCGACCCGCAAAACGACATACCGTCTGCCTGCCGCAGTAACGCTGTCGCCCTCTGCAATGCCCTCGGCATCGGTTATAAGCCGGTATTTAGAGTTGTTCGTAACTCCGGGCGCAAGGTGAGCCTTGTGGGTCTGCGCATCATCCGGGTCAAGGCAGGATATAAAGCCCTTGCTCTCGGCCGTACCGACGGTGATGCTCTCGCCGTAGCTTTGCAAGATTCTGTTTGCCGCCGTCATCCCTGCACCCCCACGAACTCAAATCCGCCGGAGTCAAGGTACGCACCCAGCAGCGTCTCCGCGCTTTTTCTCAGCGCCGCGGCCGACGCTCCGCCGAGCTGCACGGACAGCTTTCCTGCCGTGAAGCCGCTCACTCCGCCGGAGTGAGCACTGCCCAGCTCCATGTACATGGATATTGCGAGCATCGCCGATGCAGTAACGAAAGTTTCGCCTATCCCGTCGCTTGAAGCGCCGCGACGCAGTCTGCTCTCAAGCTCGGCGGCGGCAGCGGAGCACACCGCGCGCAGCATATCCGCGTCCTCGTCCGGAACGCTTTCTCCGAGCATGCTCAGCGCCTTCATTTCTATGTCCATATCCGTATATGACATTGATTACCTCCAAAAAGCGGAGACGGGATGACCCGTCTCCTTGTGTGTTTATCAGACAGTCAGCACCTTGGATGCCTCGGTGTAGAGCTTTGCAAAGCCGGAAATGCTGGTGATCGCGGCGCGCTCGAGCTGACGGTCGATAAGTCTGTCGTACTCAACGTTAACGTCGCCTGCGGTGACCATCTCAAGAGCATAGCCCTTGTCAAGGCCGATGGCGGTGCCGGCCGGCATTGCCGAGCAGCGGATGAGCTTTGCGCCCAGAGGATTGCCCGGCTCGCCGGTGCCCTGGAAGTTAAGTCCGGCAAGGGGATTCTGAAACTCCGAGCACTTGAGGATCTTCATCATAACGTCGGGAGCTGCGAGCATGGTGTTCATGGTGTAAGGGTCAAAGCAGTTCCAGAAGTTCAGCAGCTCGCCGTAGCTCAGGCTG